ATCTTTGTTGTATCGGTATTTTTGCTGGATGCTACAAAAGCCTCGTAGTAACGAGTCATGCTTTCACTGGCTGGAATTGAAAAGACTATGTGCTTATCTTGTACCACTATATACTGTTGGTCGGTAAATGTACACACATTTATTAGTATAATGCTATGTTTATCTTGTATTTCCATAACATAGAACGGGTGATGAATATGAACACCGCCGCTAGTGCTTTCTTGGTTACCAATGATTTGCTCACCGTTAACCAAAGTATAAATTCTAATCATTATAACCTCACATTGTAAATTTCGTAATCGAACTTCTCAGCATCGTAGATCTTACACCGTTCCAAGAAATGGTTCAATGTAAAGTTAGTCTGTGACTTGTATGATAGGTCGTCAACTATATCATAGAGAATTGCCACATCCTTCTCTGCATGCATACGTAGCATACGACCAATTGACTGAAGTACCTTGATCTTTGACTTGGATGGAGATGCAGCAATCATATGGTGAAGCTTGTTGATACTCACACCGGTTGATGTGGTTCCTAGCGACGCAATGAGGACAGCATTCTCCTCATCTTCAATAGCGCGACGGATACTTTCCCGGTCCACGCCTGATACACTACCATCAATGTAAAAAACATTATGGTCAGACACTGAACTAATGGCGGTATGTAATAGTTTTCCATGGTCAATAATCCTGAAGAATAGTAGCTTGTTTCCCTTGAGTGACAGTGTCAGATTCTTGAGGAACTTATTACGTTTCTCATTGTTTACCAGATAGTCAATCTCTTCCTGGTAGGTTTTCTTCTTCTTGTTAACCGTCGTGTGGAACAGTTTCTTTTCATCGTCAGGATACTTCAGTATGATGCACTTGATCTTAAGTTTCGAAACATGTCCATCCTCCATCAACTGGACGGTTGTCGTCGATCTATACTGTGGGCCGAAGAGTCCTTCGATTGTTGCTTCGTTGAGAGCGTGTCCATCCAGCGTTCCTGTGCAGCCGAAGCGGTAACGACAGGCTTCGAGGCTAGATAGGATTTGTACGAGGCTCGTTGCCTTGCATCCGTGAGCTTCATCTCCAAACACGCACCCGAATTGGCCGTACCATTGCTTTGGCATTTTGTTTTTGCCATTGTTGAGCGACTGCCAAGTAGTAATGACAAGTTCAGCAGGGATATCATTAGATTTGCTAAGACCACCAGTACTAACGTGTACATCACCCAAGTATCCATAATCTCTGAAGTCACTTTCCATCTGTCCGACCAGACCGATCGTAGGAACGATGATTAGGCCTTTGTGTTGTTGATACCATCTCATAACAATGTAGATCATGAGAGACTTACCAGATGACGTAGGACTTACTAGTGTTCTACGACCGGATCTAATACATTTTATAATTGCCTTGAACTGATAGTCACGGATCTGATACTTCTCAGGGATGTTTAGAGTTTTGATGAATTCAGTTAATTCATGTTCAGATACGTTGGCATATACTAGTTCATCATCAAAAGTCAGTGTGTATCCACGTGCATCACAGAACTTCTTGATTCTCTGTGCCATGCCGGCATATACTGTACCAGATAGGTTATTCACTAACCGTATCTTACCATCCCACATCCTGGCCTTGTACTTGGGATGCCACTTATAGTTATCGGCGTAGAATGTTAATTGATCCGACAACTCCATAATGGTTGACGGATCTGCACATACCTTTATGTGTACACTATTAATAAATTTTAGGTGGACATCTGCCATTCTTAAACTCTAGTGACTGCAATGCCGTATCCCATACCAGGATCATACATTGGCACATGTAAACCAGTGTCGACTAGTTCGTCTACCGGACAACCCATAGCAGCCAGATCGGCAATGGCTTCTTCACGAGTTTGTCGCAATTTTCCAAACTGATTGCCATCATCCCACCATTGTGCTTGATAAAAATACATCAGATACCTACCTTGAACTTTTCCCATTCAATCGCCGCTTTGATATTGAAGCCGCGGCCTGTCAGGGATTTAATGATCGATTCTAGAAGCTCGATCTTTTCTTGTTGGACACCAATACGCAACGACATATTAATCACCTCTTGATCCGCCTCTATATAGTTATTCACGTCTGAACGGATGATTTTGCCCTGAGGTGGAAGCTTCCAGCCCTTGGCATGAGTTGCCTCGGTAGGACCCATGGTAAAGAACTCGTTCTTAGCAAGCTTCAGTTGTTTGAATTCAGCTTCATACTTACGAAGAACTAGACGTTCATTCGTAAAGATCTTGAAGTACTTGTGATGGAGTTTGGGGATATTCAGTGCCTCGTTACCGAGTTCTGAACGGTCGATGTGGGAGTCTTGCTCCCACTGTACGTATATATCATCTATCTTCATAATAACCTTTATATCACGAATTATGAATTAAGTACACCTATTTCGTAGCTTAGGAAGCGGAAATCTACTGTACATTCAATATAGTTTACGTCAACGTCCATGGTAGTAAACTGCAGATCGGAGATATCGATAGGGAACAACTGAATAAACTTTGCCGAGATATTTCCAAGTCGGCGACTATTGTTGATGACAAGAGTTGCATCAGAGTATAGTCCAGCGGAACTGTTTTGTAGATTGGCATATCCGGTGAAATCAGTAGGAGAACCAAGACCCTTCATCCAGTTATGGATCTCAAGATAGTCGGTCATATCCTCGGCCACACGGAATGTTATAGTCAGTGGTGAATATGTAATCTTACCAGAATTAGGAATAGAAACAAACGGCGTGGCAGTCTCTGTTGATGACAGAGTCATACCAGGTAGACGAACCGTCTGTACGTTAAAGTTCAGATTGGGAGTACGAGCCAACACGAACTTGTAACTGAGTGGTGATAGGAAATTGGGGTTTGTTGACTTAACCACTATAGTATTACCTTAAAGCTGATATGATCATTATAACACAGTTTATTTATATTGTACATAAAAAAAGGAGGGAGACCTTTCGATCCCCCTCCCTCAGTTTGTGGTTGGTTAACCAACTCTTATTACATAAGGTTGTTAACAAGAACGCGACGATAGTACTTGTTCGAATCCTGCTCAAGAGTTGCAGTCGTATCGGCTGCAGTTGTACCCTTAGCGAATGGATTCGGTGCCATGCCGTAACGTGTCTTGAAGCCGATCTTTGGCTGGAAGCTGTTAGGATCAACAGCACGAACCATCTGAAGCGGAACGTATGGGCAGTAGAACAGACCTGCATCAAAGGCATTCGAACCCTTGTAGCCAACAACCAAGAAGTTGGTGCCTGCATATGGATCGATATAAACCTTGATACGACCGTTGAGAACACCAGCGAAGGTGTTGCCAGTATCATCAACGTTTAGGTTGTTGCTGTTAAGCGCTGGAGCATAATCCAGAACACCAGCCATCTGAAGAGCTGAAGCAACATCTGACGAGCAGATGATGATGTTACCCTTACCACGACGTGTCTGCTTAGCAATCTGGTTGCATTCGCGTTCGATCTGGAACAGAAGACCCTTAAACTTTTCAACTGACCAACGGCCGTTTGAATCGGTATCAAGATCGAAGATACCAGCAGTTGTTGTACCGTCAGCAGCACCGCGCTCGGCAGTGATGATGATCGAGCGAACAACTTCGCGGTTGATTTCAGCAAGGATTTCACCCGAGAGGATGTTGCTGAGTTCTGTTTCAGCATCAAGACCGTGAATTGCCTTCAGATCCTGTGCAAGTTCAAGCGAATATTCAGCCTTGAGGGCACGTGTCTTTGCAGATACGGTAACCTTTTCGATGCTGAAGCCCATTTCTGGGAAGATGTAGGTGCTGTTCGAACCAAGCAGTTCGCCTGTTCCAAGCAGAAGACCCATCGTGTAGTTGTACGTTGAGTTACCAGCATTGTTTGATGAACCAGGAGCAGTACCAACAGTGTTGGCACCAACCGATGTTGCAGTAGCAGCACCAGTATTAGCAGCATCAACACCAGCGCCGAGGCGTGACGAGTGACCTGTGTTTGCTTCGTTGTAGAATGCTTCAGCACCAAGCGCGCTTGAGTTAGCATACTTCGAACGCATTGCGAAGATAAGACCAGTTGGACCAGTCATTGGCTGAACGCCGCAGATATCGTATGCGATCAGATTTGGCATCGAACGGCGAACCAGCGAGATAAGTACTGGATCAAAGTTTGAAACGCCACCAGCAACGTTCACTGGCGATTCGCCAAGAAGCTGCTGTGAAACACCGTTCTGCATGTCTTCGCGCAGAGCGTTTTCAGTGTTTTCTAGAATTTGTGCGGTGACAGCACGTCTGTGGGCAGTTTCGATCGTAGGCAGATCGGCGTGCTCCAGAACGGGCTTCCACTTATTTTGGACTTCCTCAGCTAACATTGTATTCTCCTTTTACCCTTTGGTATCTTGGTTTGGTATTTTATTTATTATTTTACAGTTCTTGAAATAGCTGCAGCATAGTGAGCCATATGAGCAGGTACCGGAGCAACCTGTTCAGTTAGTTCTTCTGCTTCTTCAGTAATAACACCCGTCGAGACAACCTTCTTACCTTCGGTGAAGTACTTGTCCTTGATGATATTAAGCTTTCTGGCATATGTTTCAACATCGTTGAAGTCAATGCCTTCTGCAAGTGTACGAAGTTTTTCAACCTGGGTTGCAGCAAGACCTTCGCTGACTTCGTCAAATGTAGCTTCTTGTGTTGCTTCGTCGATTACTGACTGAAGCTCAAGTTGTGTGTTGATCGATTCATCAAGCTTTGCTTCGAGTTCTTCGATATGTGCATGAAGTTCACCGAGAACATCAACACGATCTTCTGGAACGGTGATGTATGATTCGGCGAATAGATTATAGAGACCATCCATGAAGTTCTCTGCAATCTGTGCACGAAGCGATGTTTCAATCGCGAGCTTGTTTTCTTCGATCCACTGTTCAACAACATAGTCAAGATACTGATCGATCTTGGTTGTCATTTCTTCCTTGACACCATCGACTTCTTCAGAAAGTGCTTCAGCAAATTCTTCTTCAAGACGAAGGGTTTCAAGATTCATGCGAGCGGTAAGAGCCGCTTCGAAAAGTGTTGATGCACCTTCCTTGAATTCTTCTGTAAGATCTTCACCAGCGAACATTGCGCTGATGTCTTCCTTGACAGCACCCAGAGTTGCACGTGGCATCTGGCCAAGAGCTGGCTTACCACCAGGAGCGGTTGCTGAAGGTGTTAGGTCTGCTTCCTTGCCGATCTGTGCAAGCGCATCATTAAGGAAGTGAGAAAGATCGTCACCCTTAAGCTGAGCTAGTAGTGATGTGAAGGTCGCAAGCTTTTCAACGGTGGACGAACCTGCACCTGGCTTCAGTGTTTCTGAACCTGCAGACTCTTCCATTTCGATATTATCCTTATCTGACATTGTACACTCCTTGTGAATTTTATTTATTTATATTGGATTAAGATTTGGAAATTTCGTGGAGAAATTTCTCAAAGATCTGCAGTTTACGTTCTTCGAAGGTGCGTGATCTAACAGACGATTCGATCTGCATCTTAGATTTGTGAGCAACCAGCATGCTGTTTTCCCAGATCCATTCAACACCTTCCATGATGCCGTTGACGAATGCATCAGGAGCCGAAGGATCGGCAACGATATCAGCAGCAGTTGCTAGGTGGAAATCACCCTGAACTTCGTTGATACCTTCTTTATTGAGACGCAGTGATCCCATACCACGAGACGAAACGCCTAGACGAACACCTGACTCAATGAGACCCTTGGCAGTGTTACCCATAGGAGTATCTGTCAACTTTGCCTTACCGATCCAGTTCAGACCCTCTTGGCGAAGACTGGTGATTACGTGTGAGACACGATCAAGGTTGATCTGTGGACCATCTGGGTGACCTAGTTCACCAAGAGCACGACCAGACTTGACGTAGGATTCGTTGTAACGTTCTACTTCCTTGGCAAGGGTTTCTACTGGGTACATACGACCATTACGGTTCTTGATACCACCTTGCAAGAAGATTCCTTCGATGTACATATTCTTCTTCCCGTCTTCACGGGCTTCGGTAACAACTGTTACATCTTCAGTAAGTTCAGTAATTAGTTTCATTTTAACCTCGTTGTTATTTTAATCTATTTATAATTTTAAATAGATCCGATTACGCCCACACGCGATGGGGAACTGTTGGCTCGACGCTCAACGGTGTCAACTCGGCAAGCTGCTCGTCGCTGAAGTTGCCGCGCAGGTTGGTGTGCCAGCCGGGGTAGTCCACCACGATAGGCTCGTCGGCCTTGTCATAGCCCGTCACGCGGCTGAATGGCCCGATGTGATCGAGCGACACGCCAGACACCGGGTTGCCTTCATCGTCAATGACACCCGCAGCCAGCAGCGCGGCAGTCATTTCAGCTTCGGTGGCGGTCATGAGATACAGGTCGATCATGCGGTGAGTGCCTGTAGCTGCGCGTTGGTGAGGCGCGAGGGGTAGAAGGTGATGGTGCGGATGTAGCCCGTTAATGGGTTGCCGCCATCTGAGTTTTGGCAACCGATACCTATCCGGTCGGGGGAAGGTAGAGTGCCTGATGTGTCGGTACTGACCGTGCCGCCATTCGCGGAGGCGGCAAAATTGTTTGTCTGATAGGCGTATGCAATTTTGCGGACGCTGGCATTTCCAAGCGTCATAGATCCCTGAAGTCCCGCCTGAGTGACACCAAGAACTCTGGTTTCTGCCCTCCAGCCGGGGCCATAACCAGCGGATACAAGTAAGCTATTCCCAGACGTAGGTGCTGCTGCGCTGTCAATGTCGTACACAAACGGGAAGTCGCTACCGCCCGTCGAATTGACG